ATCCAACGATTGGCCCAAGGATTCCAGAAAAGTCTGCAAAATCATTTGCAGAAAAACCAGATTCGTCAATAACAACGTATTTGTTTGATTTTGGTTTTATTCCTAATTTTCTCAAGCCTCTAGGAGTTAAAGCCAGATCACCTTTGCTGTTTCTGGTAAAGCCATCGCTGCCAACAGCTTCTTCCAACACTCTTTCTTTGCCGCCTTGAGTTTCCATCGCTCCTAACTTAGCTCTTAGCCAAGGAGCGTTTACGCCAGATTCAGTATCAAATTTATTTTTATCTGATTCTGCTGCCATGTTCTGAGTTATGTTGTCTACAAAACCAGCTTCTCCAGAATTGTAATATTGAGCCGCTGTTTTTTGAGCAACATTCATATCGTCGGTATCGACTTTAATAAATCTGCCGTTGGGTAATCTTATTTTTATTGCCATTTACTAGCCAATAGGTTGTATTAAAGATGGATCTAGCATGGTTGCATCATCCTTTTGATCGGTTTGAGTTGGCGATATTCCATAAATTTTATCGTACTCTTCTAGCTCTGGTATTTGTTTGCCAAACTTTCTTTTTATTGCAACTAAGTCTGCCTTGCTTTTATTAAATGCTGATTGCATGTTTACTCTAACTCTGCCTAAATTATCTCTTGCTTCACCTTTAGTCATAAACCAACTTTCAAAGTTAGCCATAATATCTTTAATTAAATCTCTGTCTCTATCTGATACAGTTTTTCCACCCTCTTGTAATATTTCTGTAATAGATTGAGCTGTTAAAAATTTACCTTGATTTACAGCTTTTGTTGCTGCTCCAACTATATCTCCACCAACACCAGTAAAACCAGCTATATCATCTATTAATCTTCCTATAATTCCATTAATACCAGTAACACTTCCTGTTGCAGCGGCTGCATCTAGCTCGTCAACAATACTCATTAAGTTACCTTGCTTTTGCAATAAAGTTGCAGATTCTTGGTATCTTTTGGTTAAATCTTGCCAGTCTTGATCGCTAACTTTGCTATCTTCTGCCGCGTCTGCCATTAATTTTTTTAAGTCTTTACCCGCTTCAACATCTTCTAGTCTTTCTATTTCATCAGCATTCATTACAGCATCTGAAGCATTTGCTGCTCCAATTGCTATACCGTCTGCAAGATTGTCTGTTGCTGCAAAAGCTTTAGACATTTCGTTAAGAAAGATTCCTGTATTTCTATTTTTTCTTTCTTGTCTTTTTTGTATAAAAGCTTCTCTGTTTTCTTTGTCCTCTAAATCTAGAACTTTTAAAATAGAGTTTACGTTTTCAATTTCTTGTTTTGTTTTTACCTTATCTGCTTTTGCTTTTTCAGCTTCTGACTTTGCCTTTGCCTCTGCTTCGGCTTTAATTTTATCTAACTCTACTTGAGTTTGATCTAGAGCGACCAAAGGTGCTTCTTCATCCTCATCATCTTGAGGTACTGCGGCTGCGCCTGATATTAAAGGCAAGCTAACAGCAGTTGCCGCAACTCTGCCAGGAGCATTTAAAGTGGTAGATGGTTTCATTATCGGAGTAACTAAAGGAGGGCCCATATTGCCTGTAGCTTTTACAGCTGCATACTCGCCAGTTTCTTTCATTCCTCTATTTAGAAGAAGATTGCCTATTCCTTTTAACGCTGTTCTGCCTGCAAAAAGATCAAGGAATGGAGTAACAGGTTTTAGACCAGGATCGTAAATAACTCTGTTGCCAGCTTTTTGATGAATTTCAGCATATTGAGCTGGGGTAATTCCGTATCGATCTAGAAAAGAATCGAAAAGAGGGTCCATACCCCGATCATCTACAATTGGATTTCCTTTTGCATGTTTCTCATACAAGGGTAATATATTTTGTTTAGACGCTGCTTCATCTCCAGCTGCAAACATTCTTCGTTGTAATACATTCACTTTAAGGTCCTACTCCAAACTGATTATAGTAATTAGAATCTGTTCCTGGAGGCGCATATCCTTGGCCTACACCTGGAGCTCCGTAACTGGCTTGAGGTCCTGCTGGTGGTGGTGGAGTTTGATATGTCGCGGGAGCGGGAGCTGTATTTCCTGTTTGCTGACCTTGAAGCGCAGCTAATTGTTGCTCGTAATATCTTCTGGCAGCGTCTGTAGTATTAGCTTGCTGCTGTTGTTGCGGTCTAAAAGTATTATAAACCCCTAAACCAGCTGCAAGCGCTGCATTTCTTGGGTCAACGGGTAAACCATATGTTTTATCAACTTGGGTTTGTCCTGATTGATATGCAGGAGCAAAACCTTGTATGTAAGATGCAGCTTGAGTTGGAGCCATTCTTGTAGCCTGTTGCTGAGCATATTGTCTGTCTAGTCTTTGCTGCTCAATTCCTCTTTGAGTAGATCCTAAACCTTCTAATAAACTAATATCTTGAGCTCTTAGTCGTTGTTGCGTTGCGCCTAGATCTCCTAGTTGAGAGCCATATCCTGCTAAGTTAGCTCCTATTCCAGCAATCCCAGTCCCTACGCCAGATATATCTCCAGCCAACTGTCTTGCCGCGGCTGATCTGCCTTGACCTAAACCAAGCAAGTCTTGAGCATATTGTCTTTGAGCGTCAGATCCTTGAGCTCCAAACCCAGCTTCTAACTGAGCCCCTCTTTGAGCTGCCGATCTTTGATTTTGTAATTCTTGTAACGCTCTTTCTTGAGCAGTATTAAATCCGCCAGATCTAATTTTGCTTAACACGTCGCCTAGACCTCTGCCTAAAGATTCTTGTCTTTCTTGAGCTGTTAGCCTAGCTCTTGAACCAAACGCTGATTCGCCGCCTCGAGAAATATCGGACGCTCTTTGTTTGATGTCCTGCATTTCTCCAGCTTTTAAAACGTCTTGAATTGTTTGGTCAACGACTTGTTGTTCAAATGGATTGTAGAACTGGCCTGCCATTCTTGGATCGTAACCACGTAAAGATTGACCAAGAAGCTGTCTGGCTGATGGGCCGCCAAAACCTAAACTGCCAAAAAGACCGCCAAGCCCCGAACCTAATTGTTGTTCGGCTTGTCCAAAGTAAGGTTGTTGCATGCCGTAAGCAGATCTATAGCCACCTAAAGACTCATCTAATAAACTTCTTTGCGTACCTAAATCAGAAATGCCTTGTTGGATTAAACTTTGCTGTCTATCTAAAAAGGGTTGATAAGAACCAATACCTTGTTGAGCTAACTGTCTTGCTTGTTGCTCTTGAGCTGATAATCCTGCTGTTTCTTGTAAGATAGCAGGTTGATCTAGATAAGCTTTTTGAGCGGCTCTTGTTGCTTGATTAATTAAACCTGGCGTATCAGTAGAGCCAAAATATAATTCTCTTACCGCAGGATCAGAAATAACCTCTCTTCTGTCTAAAGCCTGTAAAACAGGATTCATTGGTTCAGCCATTATATTGCCTCAAAAATATTCATTAACTCGCGCATATTTTTTACGCCTTCTTCACGTGAGGCGCTACCACCTTTAATAAGCTCGATACCAGATTTAGTTTTATTAACGTCAAATGCTCCAGCTCCGCGTGTAGCTTTAGCAGTCATTACAAACTCACCATCACTTAACATCGCTGGTATATCATCTGAAGTGCCAGTACCTGGTCCTTCTGATTCTCCACCTTCGCGCATATCAAGCTCGCCAATCATTGTTGCTAAACCACCTTGATTAAAATATTGTCTAGCCTCACCGCCGTTAGCAAACTCTAAAGCTACAGGTGCAGGAGCCAAATCAAAGTCTGCTCTACTACCGCCTGTTCCTAAGTTTTGAGCCATTTGGTATCTGCCTAATTGATCCATCGTTACTTTAGGAGTTTCTGCTATACCACCCATTCTTTCTTTAGATGCGTCGTAAGCAATTTTACCAGCCAAACCTGCTAAACCCATAAGTCCAAGGTTGCCGCCAAACATACCGCCGCCCCCACCTTGACCTGGAGAGACGCCATCTGGAAATATTTTTTTTCCAGTACCTTTTATTAAATCCTCAATTAATCCTATTCCGCTTTGACCCGCTCCTGTTGCTGGGTCATAATCAGCTACAGATCCTTGCCCTGGCCCTAAAATGTTTGATAAAAATCCGCCTCCGCCTCCAGGAATATTAATTTTCATTCCTGCTTGTATTAAATTTGGGTTGGTTATTTGAGGATTTGCTGCAATTAAATCTTGAACAGAAACTCCTGCTTTTTGAGCAATTTTTGTTAAATTGTCTCCTGGTTGAACTGTTACAGGTGCGGGTCCGCCAACTCCCATTATTCCAGCCAAAGGACCGCCACCAAATAATCCAGCTTTTGTTGTAAGAGCATCAGCAATTCCTCCAAAACCACCAGCTGTACCGCCTGCTATAGATGAAATGCCTGGTATGCCTAAATTTGCTATACCGCCAGCAACTGTGCTTCCTATTGAGCCTAAAGCTCCACCAATACCAGGTATTTTAGTAGCCAAGCTACCAATACCCCCCAATACTCCACCTAAAGCTGTTCCAACCCCAGGTACAAGCATCGCTACGGGAGCAACTTTTTTAACTACCTTTTTTACAGATTTAAAGGTTTTTTTCAACCAACCAAACTCAGGTTGTCCTGTAATCGGGTTGATACTCATATGCGGCCCTACAATATACTCATCTGGATCTAATCCAGCCGCCATCATTTCTCTGCTTAATCTTGCTTGCGTATCAGCGCTTATTACTGGAGGAACGACTCTTTCGCCTGGAGCAACATGTGCTACAAAACGATCTTCATCCCTACCTAAACTTGCTATACCTGTTCCTGAATTATCAATAATCATATTTAAATTTTACTCTCTTCTTCATCACATGTTAACCAAAAAACCAACAAATAGCGATTGCCACTTTTTACTGGTAAGCCTCGGTGCATGTGCGTAAAGCTTGGAAATATCAAAGCATTTCCTGTTGGGATGGGATCAACAATGCCTCGGTTTAAAAATTCTGTTCCGCCACCCTCGTATTCGCCTGTATTTAAAGGAACAACAATGCTTATATCTGCACTAGCATCGTGATGCCAAGCACCCTGTTTTTTGTCTTTTAAATTATAATTTGCTATTTGGATGCCTCCGCCTGTTACGTGACGATTCCAAATGCTTAATAAGATAGGATTAACAACTGAAAAAACTATCTCTAATAAAGAATTGTATATAGGAAGACAACATTCTTGCAATACTATTTCTGGTATTTGTCTTAACTTATCCTCGTCTGGATTTGGCGTAAAGCCGTAAAAAGATTCTAAGTTTTTCATTTCGTCTATTAGTAGATTGCAAAATGTTTGAGAAAACAAAGGAACCTTGTATACATCTTTAACTGTTTCTTCAATAATACTTTGAACCAAAGTAGGGTCTGGGTTTTGAGTGCCTTCTGATTTATAAAATTTTAATAAGTTTGGAAGAGATAGTTTTGTTTTTTCTAGAGTTTCTTTATCAATAAACCAATCGTTAGGATAAGCCAAAAGAAGATTCTTTAGCTGATAGTCTTGTTCTAATTGTTCTGCAAGCATACCTTGTTCCATATGTTATTTTATTATTTACAAGGTTATTGTAATATTTCCGTTTGTTTTTACCGAAATACTACCCAGTAAACCTTGGGCTTCGTATCCTTGAGGATTGGGTTCATCCATTAAATCAATAAACTCAGTCCCGTTAAATACTTGCAACACTTGGGTTGTCGTATTAAAGATTAGCGTGCCAAGATTAAAATTTAACTTATCACGTTGAGTAGTTGATAATTGCAAAGTATTATCAGGGTCTACTGCTCCTAAGTTTATCTCTAAAATTCTTATAAGTCTATTAAAAGTAGAAGAAGTAACGCCCTCTCCTTGCGCTTGCGGGAGCTGAGTTGGAAGTAGCTTGCTCATCTCCTTCCGTCAGTTCTGATATCTATTCTTGTTGCGCCGAGTCTCCAGCCAATTCCTAAATTACCGTTGTTTTCAGCATCATCATCTGATTCAAACCTAAGAACCATTTGTCTTGCTCGGCCTCTAACGTAAGCTTGCTGAGTGCTAGCTTGTATGGCGCTGGTAGAGTTGGTTGTTAAAGAATCTCCAGGAAAGTTTCTTGTTTTAACAACAATATTGACTGAGCCATTCTCGTTGTCATTTTGGATAAATTTAAAGTCGGGTATTATTCTTCTAATAAAAGTAAACTGTTCGCCATCACCTATATCAAAGTCAGAGCTTTCAATAAACACATTTGTCATCGGCGAGCCATCATCGTCAAAGCCTAGTTCTTGTTGATACAGATAACCGCTGCTTACAGCTCTAGGATAGTTTTCTATACCAGCATCTAGCCAAGCCGTTCTACTAAGTTGGCCATACACCCAAGTTTGTTCTGCATAATTATAAATAACATATCTGTCTATTTCGTTGCTTGAAGCAGAGCAATAGAACCAACCTACTTCATTTTTATCAGCGATTGTAAAAGCGTTAATTTTAAAAGATTGCGTAAGGTTAATATCGCTGAATACGTAATTATGAACGCTGCAAGGCAAAGTTTGTACGCTACCGCTATAAGAGTAAAAGTTATTATAGCCCATCCAGTAAACAGCAGAAGTAGCTGTTGTTGCAGCTTTTGGCCCTACCAAGCCAGTACCCTCGTTAATTAAGTTAACCGAAAATGTAAACGGCGGCCCAACAAACTGCATGCTGTATAAAGCAGTATCAGTCCAAACCAATACCTCTTGTCTTGATTTAACGGCTCCAATAATTGAAGAGCCAGAAGATAGTCTTAAAGACCCAGCAGTATTAGTAATTGTTGGCTCAAAATCTAAGTTGTTTTCTTGATCGCTAAAAGCAATTAACATAGGATCAACCGTTCCTGTTCTAGCTGAGCCTGCATCATTAATTGGATCAGCGCCCAAAACAATTAAATGTCTGTCAATTTCTGAAGTAATAACTTGCAAGCCAACTGTAGGCACTAAATTAGCGCCAGCTATTCCAGACATGTCAACAGCTCTTGTTGTAACGCCATTGTTTTCAGTCCATTGATAAATACCGCCACCTCTAACATTAATAATTAAGTTTTCGCCAAAGTTATCATGAGTCCAAAGTCTTAACTGATTGGTAGCTGATAAAGCAGTAACAGAACCAAAAGTTCCTTCGCCCCATCCATTTACTCCCCAACCAGTTCCAGGAACATAAACATCAAGACCTACATTTATTTGGTAAGTTCCAACCGTAGAACCTCCTCCATTACCGCTGTCACTTGCGCTGGCTGTTACAGTAGCTCCGCTAGTATCCTTGGCTTCTATGGTATAAGAGTTAGCATTTACGATTGTCGCTATTTGGTATTCTTGATTAAGTACGGTAGCAGTAATATTGCCGCCAAGAGACGCCGCTCCAGAAAAAGTTACAAAGTCATTAGCAACTGCTCCATGAGATGTATCAGCGACAGTAATTGTCGCATCGCCATTGGATGCAGAAAAGGTAACATCTCCAGCGCTAGTCGTAGATCTTATTGGAGTAATATCATTAAAGGTAGACCCTTCTTCTATATAATATTTCCAAGTTGTGCCTAAACCTAAGTATTTGGTTCCACCCAAGGCTACCCAAGCATGTAAAGCTCTGCAAGTTCCTAAAAAAGTATTAAAATTTTCTTTTGCCCAGCCGCCAAATTTTTCTGGCAAGCCTTTTCTAAATCTTACAAGATTAATATCAAACCAACCGCCCTCATTACTATAATCAGTTCCTTCTCTATTTACCCCTGGTTTGAATAATGTTTTTTGTAACGCCATTTTATATGTGTTCCCAGCTTTTACCCTCAAACATCAAAGCTTCTGCCTCTCTTCTTCTTGTAAGACCAGCCAAAACTTTGCCTTTTGCTTTGTTCCATCTTTTCATTTGCGCGGGAACTTCATCGTATTTTCCTTCATTTAAAACTCTAAGCATACTAGACTTTTTTAAATTGTTTGGCCCTAAGTTATATGTCCAAGAAACTAAAGAATCGAATTGGGATTGATTCATTGGGACGGTTACCAATGAATTAACATAATGTTCATACTCGTCATCAAGCTCACGCCATAACATAAAGTCTGCTTTTTCTTCAGACCATTTATCGCCTTCTTGTACATCTTTGGTATGGCCATAGCCTATAGTCCATACTCCAGCAGCACATTGATAAGCTTCAAGCTCACAGCCTTCAAATTTTTTTATAAGCTCAAAGCCTTCGTCTGAAGTGTGCATTAGTTTCCGAATACAATTGTTATAAAAGCAATAAATAAAGTTCCTATAAAACCGAAAGTTCCAAACATTGCTATCCTTAGCGTTCTGTTTAAATCGTTCATTTCTTGCTTTATCTCTGCTGTTTCTTTGAATATGCTTTTCCATCTTTCTTCACATTTTGCCTCATGCGCTTTTAAGTCTGATGCAACAGATTGTACTGTATTTCTACTCGCCATCTTTTTTCTCGCCTGAGTTAGATGCTCCAAAATAGAATGAAATAACCGCACTTGCTAATCCTCCAAGATATCCAAGAACAAGATTAATTAGCGCTTCGCTGTTTTGCTCAGGCGGCTGTAAAGTTACTAAAAATATATAGCCTAAAAAACCGCCTACAACAGCAGTTCCCATAATTCTTGCTGTCCAATCTTTGCTAAACTTACCTCTGGCATCTGCTTTGTCTTGGACTTCCAACTTAAATACATCTACATCAAGCTCTTTCATTTGAACTTCAAATTGTTGTTCTGCTTTTTTAAGTTCAAGCATTTGTTCTGGAGTCGCTGCTTGTATTGCGTTGTTAATAGACTTAGGATCTGATTGACATCCAAGCACACCAGCAATAACTGACGCTGCTTGACCGCCTAAAGGACCACCCAAGGCTGAACCAAGCGTTGGAGCAAGCGCCCCTACTACATTTTTAATTAAACCAAATTTCATAATTACCCCGCTAATGGATTTTTATCATTTATTTTTGCTTCTATCTTATCTACTTCTTTGCTTAAAGATTGAATGTCAGCTTTAATTGTAGCTATATCTGTTTTTATTTCAGTAACATCTGGAACTTTTATACCATCAATACTTTTTTCTAAAAATTGTACGGATGTTTCGATAGATGCAAAACGCTCTTCGATAACTTTTTGTTTTTGTTCAGTATCACCTATACCACCTATTTGAGCTTCTAGATTATCTAATCTATTAACATATTGAGCGCCTTGATAACCGAAGCCAGCAAGTGTTGTAACAATACCAACAAGAGCTATGAGTTGCGTTGTTTTATTTTCAAACCAATTCATTTAAACCTCCTAAAGAGTTGGCTGCATTTGTTTTAATTCAGTCAAAGTTTTTATACTTTGTCCTGCCAGCCCATAAAAAGCCGCAGTATTATCTGAAAGGTTGCTATTAGTATAAATGCTTTTTGGTTCATACCAAAATTCTTTTTCAGGTATGTTTACTGCTCTATAACTATTAAAACCTGGCAAAAAACCCATAACCGCTATAATAGCGTTTTCTGAGCCATATTCTCCAGTTTCTTCCTGTTTAGCTGCAACTTGTTCTTGAGCTGTCTGTAAGTTTTGAGCAATAATATTTTCAACGGTAGTTTCTGAATCAGAATCAACAGATGCAATAGACGTATCTATCTGATCTTGGGTTGTTTCTGTTGTTACGTTAGCAACTGCTACCTCTGTTGTTACCGTTTCTGTTCCCGCTGTTGTTGAACTAAAAGAAGAATCTGATACAGACATACTGCTCATATTAAGAACTTGATTGGTTTGAGCTGTAGATGAAGCAAATTGATCTGATATACTTGGAGAACTGCTGGTGCTAATGCCAACATTAGATGAGTTGCTTACAGCGTTGCCAGATGCTACAGCATTCCCAGTAGCATGTATAGAATTACCAGATTGAGTTCCGCTAACGCTTTGTTTTGCAATTTTTATTGTAGATGCAACAACAGCCAATGATTTTTCTTTTGTTAAACTAGAACCTTTTTCTTCAGCAACAAGCTCCTCCTCCTCTTGTTCTTTCTCTATTACCTCATCTTCTTCTTCAACCAGCTCTTCAATAAGTTCTTCCTCCGGCTCTTCTGCATACGCAAGTTCCTCTTCCACAATTGTCTCTTCCTCAAACCACTCCTCCACCTCTTCAATAAATGTTTCTTGAAATACAAACTCTTCAACCATTAAATTTTCAATAGGTATAAAGACTTCTTCTTCCAGTATAAATGGTAATGGTTCTATAAAATCATCAATAGGTTGAAACTCTTCAAAGATTATTTCTTCTTCAAAAACAAACTCAGGTTCTTCAAAAACATCATACTCTTCTTCAAAAACGTACTCTTCAAANACTATTGGTTCTTCAAAAATTTCATACATGTCATACTCTTCATAACCATAATCAAACAGTTCTTCTTCTACAAAATATGCTACTGATTCTTCTTGTCTATAGCCCTGACAGAACGGTCTGTATTGTGGGTCTAAATCACACTGTAGGTCATCGTAAGCATCCCAATAATAAGGACACGACTGTGAATATAACTGATCTATATTACATTGTTGAGTTTGATAGGCATCAGCATAACCTGCACAACTAGAATCATTTAAAGGATTACTACAATCTATTGGNGAATAATATAAAGAACCACCATCTTCTAAGTTATCGTTTTTGTCTGAGTTATTCCAATCATAACTGTAACAACTTGAGGTATTAGTTGTTCCTGTATTACATTCATCGTGATAGTAATAGGTATATATTTCATCTTCTTTACCTTGCTCACCAATTAAAACGTCATGCTGAATAATATCTAATTCACCGTATCTAAACTCATAAGAGTCGTTGGTCCAAAGTATTACTTCAAAACTGTTGTCCGTATTACTACGGTTATATTCACGTAAATCATACCAACCAAAGACTGTCTTATCGCTAAAGTTCTTGGCTAACATTTTAGAGTCATTATCTCTAATAAGGTCAGTCCAAAACGGAAACAATGTGTAGTTGTATTGTGGAAGTGGGTCAGGTGTATAATCACCACAGTAATTATTATAGTTTACATT